CTTCCTCCTCTAGTAGTATATTCTGCTATTACTTTAAAAGGTTTATCTGGATTGCTTTTAGGCATAGGAAACAATTCAAATTTAGCACCATATTGTTTTGCTAACTTTGCAAAAGGAGCTACATTAACTGCTAGCTGGTTTGTTTTTTTAATTGAACCATCAGCAGTTTTTATTAACGCTTTACCATCCATCAAACCATAATTTATCTCATCTCCTAAAGTGCTGAAGGAAGGCATCTTGATTGCTTTGTTCATTGGAGAAGGAACTACAGAAACAGCATTGATTCCTCTTTCTGCCATTGTTCTTAAAATACTTTTGGCAGCATAATCAGGCCAAGATCTAGCTAACGGAGCTGCTGTTGTATATTCTATTGGTTGGTTATTTATTAGTTTAGACAAACCAGATTTTTCTA